CATGCGAAGACATGGTATCTGATGCGGCAGGTGTATTACTTGCGGCGGCACCGTACAGGCCAATGTACCAAGTGGCAGTGTAAGAACTACCAGAGAAGTACTTGGCGTTCATGTCTTGCAGACCTACGTTCACCACAAGGTTGTGCAGTGCTTCAGACCACTTGAGGTTACCCTCAGAGTCGCGGCACTCGATTGAGAAAACGCCGCCAGCTTTGGCGTGGCCATCAGAACTTGCAGCGCGGGTCAGCATTGCGCCAATGGTGTCTTGAGAGGTTGCTTTGGTATTTAACATAGTGGACTCCTTAATTAAATCGCAGCAGAGCTGCGCAACAGCGCATCTGTTGCCGTGTTTGGTGGCATAGTGATTGTAAAAGTATTGGTTGACGTTTTGTCAGCCCCGAAGTCAAGCACCGCAACAGACCTATTGGCTTTGCTTGAGTTGTAAATCAATGCACATCTAGTTGTTAGTGCTGCCGTCCAAGTGACGTTTGGAAACCCAACATAAGCTGTATAACCTGAAGAATTCACCGTTATGGGGGTCAACACCAAACCGCCCGCTGAATAACCAGAAGCCACAACTTCATTGGTTGTGGAATAGGCGGTAGTGGCTTCGTTGAGGTTGGCGTCTGCGGTATACAAAGCAATCTTTATCACGTCTGTAGTCAGATCGTGTATACCCTGATACAACTGGGCCTTGAACGATGTGGTCTGGGTTTGAACAATACTCATGACACAGGTATCCTGACCTGACCATCACGGTAAGCGTCCATGCGTTGTTTGCCATCACCCAAGTTCTTGAGCAGCGCAATAGCCTGTACATACCTATCGTTGTACAGCTTAACCGTTTCGATTTCACCTTTCATATAGGTGATAGCTTCACACATAGTTCCATACAACAAGGCTGAATCAAAGTTATCCCCAAGCCATGTCGTGCCAGCAGTCACGATGGACTCTGGATAGTAGTAGAAATGAAGTTCTACATCGTATGAGGCGTCAGGAGTTGGGCCTAATAAGAACGTTAATTCGGTTACGAGCGAAGACTGAGGGCCAAAGATAGCGTAGTGTTTAGGTTTTCCCCGATACGCCGCTGCTGTATTGGGGTACGCTTCGCGCATGAAGTTCACGTCTTTGTTGAGCAAATACAAGTATTCGCCGCCGCTGATTACAGCCAAAGAGTAAGCAGACAGAAAGTCATTTGGCGCAGACAGGTAAGGGTTTCCAGTCGTAACCACGCCCGTCATATTTTTCCGCAAGTTCGCAATCTGAACAGTGTTGTATATCCTCTGCTCAGCTTGTTTGATGAACACATCCATATCCACTGTGGGAAATGTATTCTCACAGTAGTCAGAAACAGCGATCACCAACTCGGAGTAGGTCATGCCATTGGGCCTCTTGCCATCACACCTTTGGTAGCCGCACCGGTTCCACGGATTTTGATGCCGCTTGTTTTAGGCTGCTCATTACCGGCAGATTTACTGTACGCGCCAACAGACATGTCTAACGTCGTTAATTCGCTGTGGTTAGGTTCTTTACCGGGGTTGTTAGAAATCTTCATTTCTTTGCCATCCATAGTGTGGGGTTTGGCGTAGACCATAGCATCGCCAACTTCTTTACCCATCACTTTTTTGCTGAATTTAGCCATTATTTGCTCCTTGAAGACTTCATCTGGTTAGCAACTTTAGCCATGCCGCGCCCCAAAGTACGCATCTGCATATTGGTTTTGCCACCTTTGGCAAATTTAGTCATGGGCTGACCGGGATGTAGCTTCTTCTCGTGCTTGTGTACAGCACCAGCTATCATTTTCTTGTCCTGTTTTAAATCTGCTTTGTCCATTTTTAACTCCTAGGTTACGCTTACCGTTACTGTACCAACAAAATCCGTTGCTACCAAGTTGTTTGGCGTCAACGCATCATCAAAACCCCTAGCACCGCCAACGGGGTTCCATCCCCATTGAATGTCTCTTGAACCACCTGACAAGTTACCATTTGCGTTAATGCCAGAAGTTACATATGTTGTGTCTCTTCGTGGGTTACGTAAAGCCTGCGGGTCATCTACTGGAAACGTTCCCAGCATCAACTGGGGTTGATCAGGATCCCAACACTCCGGGCACACCAATAACTGATATTTACGCTGCTTGATGATCTCCGTTTTCAGTCTTTTTAGTAAATACTGCTGCCCACAACGATCACATTCACCAATGGCTTTCTTGCCAGATGCAAATCTATTGCCCATCAGCTACCACCGATAAACATCTGCCTAGGAACAAAACGAACCGCCGCTTTTTCGCGGTCTTCACCAGCAGCAATTTCAAAAGTTTCGTCGTAGATCTGCTTCAACATTTGAACGCGGGGCATCAATTCAGGTACTTTAATTGCGATGTGATAGGCCAAACCGGCTACCAAACAAGGCAAAAATCGGAAGTTCATGTCTGCTGTTTCCACACCTGAACCAGCATCTTGCACTCGGCGCAGTCGCCAATAAACAAACTGATAGTCTGTGCTGTTATCTGGTGTTGGCCACACCGTTACCGCTGGAAGCTGCGGAACAAATACTGCATCACCATTCGCATGGGAGGCTGCGGTTGTGTTGTTCTGACCTCTGTACACACCGCCAAGAACGTTTCCTGTGACGTAGGTGTAGTAGATATCTTCTGTACCAATCCGGATAAAGCCTGACCCGGCTAACCCAACCACCGTGTTAAGCGTGATCGTTGTGCTCGTGGAGGTGATGGCTCCGACCAAGACCGAACTCGTTGGGTTAACTTGCCCAGAAAGGCGCTGAACCCAGACTTGAATTGGACGAGCTTGCTGTAACTTGTTTGGAATAGTGGCATAAGTAGAAACACTGATACGTGTGATGGTTAAGTCAGCTTGGGTTGATGAAGAGTTAGCTCCTGTACGAATCACATGCTCAAGCAAATCAATCGTATCTGTGGGTAGCGCATAGGTGGCGAGGCCGGGGGTCAGGTCAATAAACCCTTCCTCCATTGTCCACATGTTGATGCCCTTGTTCTGCCATTCAATGGTCATCAGGTTCATAGACCTACGCGCTGTGCGCAAGTCGTAACCACTACGCATTTCCCGCCCAGCCCTCTCCCACGCCTCTTCAGCGATCTCCGTAAAATCCATGTTGAAGAGGGTGGAGCCGGTGGTGGTCATCTAAATCCTGCTGTTTTCTTTGCTATTGCTTTAGGCTGAGCTACAAATTGTTTACCAGACGCTTTACCAGCACGTTTGGCTTTGGTGGTGGCTGCGTATTCCTGCGGAGATAAAGACTTAATAGCCGCTTCAGGGAGATATCTCTCACCTGTTTTTGATGAAGGCTTCCCCGACTTAGTGCGCCATTTCTGGTCGCCCCAATTTTTCAGGGATTGCTGCGGTGCTTTCAATCTCTGTAGCCCCCGCCAGCAGCTTTATATTTCTTGGCTACAAGCTGTGCTTTTCTTGCGCTCCATTGCCCTGCACCGGTGCCTTGAGTTGCCGCAGCTTTGACTTGGCTTACGATCCGCTTACGCAGACTGGGTTTGGTGTAATTACCAGCAGCGTTGACGCTACCACCCTCAGCATACTGAGTAAAGTCGGTGTCGTCTCGACGTGCTTTACGCACACCTTTAGGCATTTTAGAAGGGGCTATAGCTCCCATTCCACGGCTGGGCATCATGATTAAATCATCTTTCCGCGTGTTTTACCGCGTTCAGCACAGCCGTCGGCACGTTTGGAAGCGGAACCACCTGATTTGTACCCAACAGCGTCACCCATTTCGTTCACCTTGGGCATTTCAGTCATGGTTCTTCTGCGCGGGGCCTTTATAGGCTTAGGCGCATACTCCGTATTTGTCAAAGAATCGTTGTAGGCTTTTTCCGCCTTCAAGCGTTCTTTTTCATCCCGCACTTCTTGAAGCATTTGCTCTTTGGTAGCCATGAAGGACTCCTTAAATTAGCACTTGCCGCCGTAGTTCATCTTTTTGGTCATGCCGCCTTTTTTCATGCCCATGCCAATACCGTTAGGCACACCGGAACCAGCCATCTTGACTTGCGTACCTTTGGTTTTGCCTTTGGCTGCAATGCCATCACGGCTAGGAGCCGCTGTCTTAACTTTGCCCATAGACGAAGAAGCCATGCCACCAGAAGCCATCTTCTTCATGGATTTTTTCTCCATCATTGCCATCATGCCGGGGTTCATTTTTGAAGCCATAGTATCACCACCTTTTGAAAATTTGCGGCCCTTGTCCGCGTTGGAAAAATCCTTGCCCACGGACTGTGGGACTCCCACTTTCTTGGCGAACGATGGGCTGTGGGCCACCGCCTCCATGAACTGATGCTGCTTTTTAGAAGTACTAGGCATGGCTTGACACACCCTTTTTGTATGCGTCCCACTTTGGATGCTCTGCTGAAGCATACAAGTATTGCGCTGCAAACTCTAGCAAAGTAGGATCGTCTCTAAAATGCCCCAAACCTCTGTTGCAATGA